CCCATAATCAGGTTTTTGATTCCACGTCCGGTTTTCGCAACCGCGTTCTTTGCATCCTGTGCATGACGTTCACGATTGGCCGCTTTTTGGTGCTTTGACATATCTTGAGCTGCCAGTTGCTTCTCGTATTCGGCCTTATAATCGGGATCTTTCATCCGTTCACTGATTCTGTTCCGAATCTGCTTTCTTCTATTTCCGGCTCCCTCGCCATAGTAAGCCTTGGCCCGGGCCATATCTTCAGCGTCTTTCTTGGCATCTTTCTTCAAACGATTTGTATCTTTTGTTCCGTCCGGCCGGTCATAAACGCCGTTAGTTTTAGGGCCCATTCCACGCATCGGTCCGTTCTTAGTTGTTCTTCCGGGACCCTTTTTAACGGACTTATCATGTATATCCTTAAGCGCAGCCACAACTTTACTTCCGCCGTATCTAGTCTTGCCTTCGGCCGTTAAAGTTCCGTCTTGATTCTGAAAACGCCTTAAACCCCATTTCTGGCCTTTAATGCCGTAATGGGAAAGCGAATTAGTTTCATAAATCATCGCCATATACCCCCAACAATATTTGCAATTTCTATATATGCTTCATTCTCCGAGCGGCACGTTCGGCATAACGTCTACGCTTACGCTCAGAATAAGGCTTAAATTTCCCTGTCATTTTTGACCTCTGATATCCCTCAACAAGCTTTCCAGTACGCCTCTCCATGATTTCACTGGTTTTTCTCGTTGCAAGATTATTGTCCTTAATAAACTGACGGGTCGCTTTAGAACCCTTCAGATTAAGCACTTTCTTTGCCGCATATCTGGAGTTAACAGCCTGAATATCATGCTGTCTCCACATTGCGTGTTTTGCCCGATCCTGAGCGGTTTTATTTAAAGATTCTGTGCTCTTGTAGCGTTCATGAATCTGGTTCTTCGCTGTTTGAATCAGATTATCCGTCGTTTTATTGTACCTGTGCACGCCATATCCAATCGCTACGCCAACACCTACCAATGCCGCCGTTTTAAGAAGTCTCTTCGCTCTTGTTTTCCGGGTTTGAAGCTCTTTTTTGCTCAGCTCTTGAGGCCTCTTTTCAAGCATTCCTGTGGAAGCTTTTCCATATTTCCGGACTTTATAGTTATGAGAGGATAAACTTGCTGGAGATACCTGACCGGTTCTGCTGCGAGCTTCTCCTATTCCGTAATGTTCACGGCCTTCGGCAGTCAGCGTTCCATCCTCATTTTGATAACGGCGCACTCCGTTCTTGGAACCTTTCGTCCGATAGTGCATCAAATAGTTCGACTCGTACATCATCTCAATTCATCTCCACGTTTTTCGTATAAGGCTCGATTATTTCCAAAAAAGGCGGCAATAGCCTATCTATTTTTTCAACTTTTACTGTGTATCTTTTCCAGTTTCTCGCGTATAATGGTCATATAAACAAAGCCGACCAACACTCGGCTAAGTTATGAAAGGAGATTATTGAGATGTACAAAATCATCTTCGATGGTTACGAACAGGAAGGAACTTATGCAACATATGAAGAGGCAGAAGCTGCGGCCTGGGTTATGGTAGATGATTTCAACGCGGGCGCCGCAGATCTATGGGCGATGAATCCCGGAGATTATGAAGAAGAAATGGATGGAGCAACAGCAAATTACGAGATTATTGAGGTAGACGAATAAAAGAAAAAGCCAGCTCAAACGCGAGTTGGCTTTTTATATATCCTCAAAAGGCCATGGACCCTTATAATCCAGATACTTCTGAAGCCTCTTCAATTCTTTCTTAGAAAGATCGTCGAAATTCTTTGTTTCAAGCATAAGATACCGCTTCTCAAAAAGTTCTGCTTCTTTCCGAGCTTCTTCGATATGACGCTTAGCGCTGGCTTCATAGCCTTTTCTTTCTTTTGCTATTTCCTCCTGGGCATGCTTCTTAACATCATCGACTTCCCAAACATCTTTCATCCATTTGGAATCTTTCCAGCTGTCTCCATAATTTCTCTGAAGCCAATCTTCCTCTTTCTCGGGCTTAGTCTTGCGGAAATCTTTAAGATCTCTCTCCCATCCTTCAGCCTCTTCCATATGATCGGCATGGGCATCCGCCAACGCTCGTTTTGCGTTATCCAGTGTTTTACGGTATCTTTCTTTTCCCTCAAGTGTCAAAGAGCCATTTGGATTCTGGTAACGACGAATACCCCACTTTTGCCCTTTAATCCCATAGTGGCTCAAAGAGTCCTGAGGGGGGGGGGCTCTGAAATCTATATCTCCACATAATTTTTCTCCTCAAATCACTCATACATGTCCGTATTAAGTTTATAGGCCACATAGGCGTCGATCATAGCGGCTACCGAGTCGATCTTCTGGTCGTATCTCTTTTTCCAGAGCTTTCGGTTACCGTTTGTGTCCTCCAGCGTAATAGCATTTCCCATTGCAAAGGACATGATGTCCTGATCGAAGATCAAGGCTCTTTCCCCGCTCAGCTTCTTGAGCTCTCCAAGCGGAACGCTCTCCGTCTTAGCTCCCTGAATAACCTTCTCGACACCGAACTCCCCGTTTTCCCGAACCCATCTTTCAACAAACTGCCTGCTGTTGTATGGGTCGAATCCGAACGTCCTCACGTCATAACCGGACTCCTGAATGTGCCGGTCGAGATCGTCATAAACGTCCATCATTTCAAGAACGGTGCCCTCCATGATGATAAGGCTGCCCTCATTAATAAAGCCGTCATACTTCATTCGCATGGCGGCCGGAAGCTTACTTAAAGTGAGAGATGTAATGTAGCATCTTGTCTTTACGCCAAACTGGCCACGACCCAAAGGAAATAGAAAAGTGAACGCACAGAAGTCATCGCCCTGAGAAAGGTCAGCTCCCATGGAGCATGGCATTTGCCAGAAATCCCTCCGCCTGTGCGGAAGCGTCTCCTCATAGGTAAAGAAGTAAGTGTACCCTTCCATCGGGATGTTAAAGCGCTTCGCGAGAATATCGTTCCGGACAGCCGGCGTCTTCTCTGCGCGCTCAACGTCCAGAAGATAGGTCTCGAAGCTGACGGTCTTCCCGAGATTTGGATTTGCCTTCAGCCAGACCATCGGATTGGTCTTTCCTTCCTCAACTTCCTTCAGGTCATCTAGCTTGTAATACCAGATGGACACGTGCGGGTTGTAGTAGTCGCCCCGAAGTATGTCCATCAGTTCCATTTTGATTGTATCGCCAGGTCCGTTTCGAACAGTACCCTCAGAGCTCGTCGCAATGATCAGATAGTCGTCGTTCTTGGATGCGCCCTGCTCCAGCGTTCCGATGACGTCTTCACGAATCGCACCGGACAGCCATTCGTCGACAGTGTTGATCTTACTTCTAAGTCCCTGAAGTTTGTCCATAGACATAGGACGAATCTCAAGAATCGAATTGGTCAAGAAGTTCTCAACGCCCTTTTTCGTCGAAGCCATCTTCTGGCGGTTCGCTTTGCTGCCGGTCGTATTCTGAAGGCTGCCTTCCGTCATGAACTTCAGAAGCGGGCCTCTTGCCCTAGCCAGTGCGGTCCTGAGCGGAGACATGACTTCTTCCGACTGCTTCATCGTGGGTGCGGTCGTAATCTGCTGTGTCGTCGACGTGTCCACCGTCAGAAAGTAACCTTGAATGCACATATCGTACATGGACTTGGCGGCACCTCTGGGAATAATCAGATACTGCTTGTTCACAAGCCGCTTCTTGATCTTTCTCGTCTCATAGTGGATCCCATGCCCATCAGCATTCTGAACGGCAACGCTCCGATCCACAAAGTAGTACCACCCGAATATCTCTTCGGCCCAAAGTTTGAAAGTGTCCAAAAGAAAAAGATCTGACCCATCAGTAAGGGTCAGCTCATTCTCACAGAACTTAACGAAACCTTCTACAGCATCGATATCATAGTAGAATTGCGGATTCCGAATGAGACCGTCGATCCGGTTCATCTCCATCTCAATCTCTTTGCATATAGGAATCTCTCCCCGTAGCACCTGATCCCGGAACATCCCGTAATACTTTGGCGTAGCAGTGTTTGAAAGCATCACTCATCACCGCCATCGCCTGAACCATCTCCTACCGGATGAAGCTGAGCGCCAATCCCCTGCTCCATCCGTGAGAAAAGCTCGTCGTACAGTTCCTCATAGTCGACCAGATCCGCGTCGCAGACAGGCGAGATCTTAAATCGATGGCCTCGGATCTGATCTGATTCTTTTTCGGAAAGTAAAGCGTTCATCAGTTACACCTCCGACATAAAATCGAAGGTTTCGACAGATTCAGCCTGTGCGATCAGCCGCCATAGGTACTCTTCAGACTGCGTCTTCAAAGCGTCCATCACAATCGAACTGGACGGTGGATCAAACACCATCCGAACCTTCATGTAAATGTACTGCTTAGCGGCTTCGAGCATAACTTCATTTGTGAGGAAGTCGCTCCAGGACTCACTCATCCCTGTAATGCGGAACCCTTCCTTAGGGCCGACATCAGCCTGGGTCAGTGTCATAAGCGCAGAATTAATCATGACGATAATATCTGTGTCAAACGGCGTATAATCAGCTCCAAGCCCAAGCATCTTCTTGATACACATAAGAATGCTCTCTTCCAAAGCGACTTCCTCCTTTCAATAAAAAATCATGTTTCGCTGTTCTGCGAGTTCATAACAATCTCAACTCCGGTCTCGCCGGCGTTGATCGTATAAGAACCGCCACCAGCTCCGCCGGACTCAACAGTTTCCGTCAGAGAAGCAATTTGCTCATCCATGTCATTAAGATCTTCTGCCATCAGAATGTCTCCACTCTGAAAATCATGCGCAGTGTAAGGCATCTGTCTCACCTCAATTATTCATTGGTTTCACACCAGTGCGTACAGTAGAACACTCCATCCTTTTCGCCAAGTACGTCCTTCGCGATGTCCTGATAAAGCATGGATTTGTTGCCATTAATGTCATCGAGCTGGTCGTTAAAGAACTGAGCAACTTCCTTCTTAAACACCGCGTAATTGAATGTGCCAATCGTCCTAGACGTGCTCTCGGCCCCAACAAATACAGGGTTGCCCTTAAACGCATCCTGAATCAGAGAGAAGGCGGAGCCATCCCCATGATTGGCCGGAATCACTTCAATTTTCAGTGTCACGTTTCCAAAAACTTTCTCCTGAGGAAGCAGCTTTGAAAGCGCATCAGCTTTTCGCCAGTCTTCTATATACAGCTTTACTTCCAGCAAATTACTGTCGACGACCATTCTAATATCGGCGTCCTGTTCGAACAGCAGCTGAAGTTCATGAATATAGGTAACCCATGGGGCAGACAGCATTAACTTTTCCATAGTTTTTCTCCTTTGCTTATAAAATAGGCAATTTTAACAAAGTAAGTTACAGATCCTATTCTTCATCAAGTCCAAGATACCCATCTCGAAATGCCCAGTAAACGCCACATCTTTTGCATCGTTCGCTGTCGCATGTTTTTCGTTTTTCGGCCATCTCTGTTTCTGGATGGCAGTCTTCACAGAGTTCATAAAATTCACACCGATGGTCTTTCTCCATGTATTCGCCTCCGGTCTCAAGACGAAATGTAAATCCCGAATGCATGATGTCACTCTTTCCATGGGCATGTGTCACCGGGTCTTCGCTCTATAGGCTCTTGCGGTATAAGGCTCTTATCTCCATAATGTATAGCGTTATGAGTCGTAAGAGAAACACAGATCAGATACTCCGGATTAAAGATGTCGTCTGAAAAATCCTTCAAATCGTCGACACTGATTGGATTCATGTGATGGACAATGATTATTCCCTGAATCTCATACCCTTCAACACCAAGGTCGCATCCATTATCCCTTATGATGATCTGATTCCGCAGTCTTCTCCATTTTGACGAATTGTATAGCGTTTGGTTTAAGTATCGCTCAAACCCAAATGTGGATTCTCCGACAAGTCCGCCGATCTTTAGATACTCAAACCTCTCGTCAAAAGTTTTTAACCTCGAAAGCTCTCGATAGTTTCTC